TAACTCTAGGTGCAATGCAGACTAATTACTCTGCAGCTTCAATTGGTAGTGATACACCTTCCATTATTCTTTCTAACAGAACTATCTATGACCTTTACTGGAACTTGCTTCAGCCTCAACAAAGATTCATGGACGCTGATACTGGTAAGGCCGGATTTTCCAGCTTAATGTTCAATGGTACTCCAGTAATAGCTGACAGTAATGCTCCAGCTAATCATCAGTTTATGATCAATGAGAAGTATATGCCTCTCGCAGTTCATAAAGATGAATTCTTTAGATTCGAGCCTTTCGTCAAGCCGGTAAACCAAAACGTGAAAATGGCGAAGATATATTTTGCAGGGAATCTTGCACCATCTAATAACAGAATGCATGCAGATTTTACAGGAATTACAGCTTAAGGAGTAAATCATGGTTGATATGGTATATGGGAGTGCCGTTGGGTACGAAGAAACAGTTAGTCAAGTAACCGCGACTAACTCAGTTAGATTGGGTGATAGAAGAGATCACCTCGGTGAAAGTTATATTTATTGCTTTAATGCTGGTGGAGCAACTATTGCTACCGGCCTAGGTGTTAAACTCATCACTGGAGCAAGCGGGTATTCGATCGCTGCCACTTCATTGACAGACGTTCCAAACCCTTGTGTGGGAGTAGTTAAGCAAACAGAAATTGGCGTTGCTGGCTTTGGTTGGGTTATGACTAGAGGTTTCCACACTGTGACAGTCGTCACTGCGATGACTGCAGACTATAATGCTATAGCATTAGGTGTTGATGGAAAATTCATTGATGCCGCGGCCACTACTAGCGCTATAGGTACTGGAGCAGTTGCCGGTTATGCACTTGATGCAAATAGTGGAACCGGTGGTTCAGTTTACGCATTTATTAAAACAGGATTCTAATGGTCCCCTCTATTAGAAAAATAGATGCCCTGCAGATGGTTTCTACTTTCCTCCACTCTGCAGGGTCTCTTTTCAAAATTCAAAGGATGTATAATGATTAAGAATGTAGAAATGTTTTTTGAGTACTTGCCATACATACCTCAAGCTCCACAAAAGCGTGAAGAGATGTATGCGCAGGCATGCAAGAACGACAAGGTAACTATAGATTCATGGCGCGATATATGGCTTAAAAATATTAAAGCAAATCATGATAAGTATGGGCCATTCTCCAATAAATCAATTGGCGAGTTCTACGGATGGAACGAAAAAAAACCAATGATTGTTGCGGGGTCTGGCCCTTCACTTGCTAACAATATTGATAAGCTCAAGGATACAAAAGGTATTCCGATTATCAGTTGTTTGCATAACTTTCACTATATGATTGATAACGATGTTCCAGTCTCGTTTTATGTATCTTTAGATGCCGGTAAGGTCACTATAGAGGAGATATCAGAAGGCGGTAAACTAACCAGCGAAGAGTACTTAGCTCATACTAAGGATAAGACCCTTTTCGCATTTATAGGGAGTCCTCCTGAGTTACTAGAAAGTTGGCAGGGAAAGATCTGTTTCTTCACCTGTCCACTACCTGATCAAGACATATTAAAAGATATAGCAGAGATAGAGAATTTTAATACATTTGTGTCTACAGGTGGGAACGTACTCGGTGCATGCACTTATATAGCTAAGGGGATCTTAGGATCAAATCCCTTAGTCTTTGTAGGAGCAGACTTCTGTTTCTCATATGCTAGGAAATTTCATGCATGGGACTCAAAATACGATAAAGAGCTAGGTAGATGTTTGAGAGCTACTGATGTCTTTGGTAATGCTTGTTTGACTTGGCAATCATACTACAACTTCAAAGTGTGGTTCGATTGGTTAGCAGACACAGTACCAGGGATATACATTAACTCTTCCGAGGGAGGTCTAATGGGGGCCTACCAAGAAGGAAACATCATGGCAGTTAAGCAGCAAACTTTAGGCGATGTAATTAGGATGTATTCAATACATCATGATTTGAAAGATCAGTGTGAAAAGCCAAACGAAGATAGTAAAATTATACTATTTTAAGGAGTAAATAATGGCCTGGACAGTAGCAATAAACAACAAATACAATGACGGCCCTTTTAGGGTTCATGTTTTATCACTAAGTGCTGACGCAGCAACTTTTAATGTTGTAACCGGCCTTAAAATAATTGACCACTTTGTAGCGGGTAAGCAATCAGTAACCGCTGGAACTAATCAAGTAATCATACCAAACAGTAACTCAGTTGGAACAGCAGCTAATGGTACTTTAGGTTGTTCTGGTTTTACGAGCGGTGATGAATTATTTGTCAGCGTTTATGGGAGATAGTTATGGGATTTTCAGCTTCAAAAGTGTTTTCAGTAGATCTACCTAGCTTGACTACAAAGACTAGCTCGATTGATCTCCAGCATTCTTGGGATCATGTTCATATCCAAGTGCCAACCATGGCCAGTGGATCATTGTTTGTTTTAGCTAGTGTAGATAATACTTTGTTTTATAAGATAGTAAACGAGATCGCTACTAGCACTGTCACAGATGGCGAAACGTTTACTATAGACTCAAGTTGCACTCAAAGGATAATTCATATGCCACCGCTAGTTGCAAGGTATATGAAAATAGAATCGACTAGCGGTGCTACGGATACAACAACCACATTTAAAGTCATTTGTGGATAAAAATAAAAAGGATGTATAATGTCAAAAGTAAAAGTTTGGAATGACAATGTGTTCCCATATTCGGAAAACTTCAAGGGAGAGCACTTAGCTATTCCTCCAAAGAGTTTTATCGTTATGGAGAGAGAGGAAGCGATATTGTTTAAAGGGACCTTCAAAAGTCCTGTTAGAGGCAGTGGTGGCAATTTCATGCCGGAGCATTTTAAGATGATTCGAGTTGAACCTCTCGATAATGAGAAAGTTCAAGTCAATTTCTACAAATGTCAGGCCTGTGGATTTGATGCTAAAAGTATGGTCCATTTAGATAAACATATCACCGATAATCATGCCGATATTTTGCTAGACGAAGAAGAAAGAAAAAAACGAACAAAAGGCAAATAGATGAATCTAACTATTAACGGAGAATGGAAGGCGATTTGCCGAGGCCCTGATGGTGAGATCAAATGCACCAAGCAAGGGCACAACGTAATCGCTACCAATGGTAAGGAGTTCCTAGCTTCCTTTCTTAACAGTGCCGTTGCTGCAGCGGCCACGTTCACGCAGAGGTTTATAGCGGTAGGGACTGATAGTACTGCAGAAGCAGCAGCGAACACAGCACTTGGTACAGAGGTTATTAGGACTACAGGGACGGTATCCTATGTAAGCAATCAGATATACCAAGTTAAGGCAACGTTTGCTACTAACTCAGCTACGGGTGATATATCTGAATATGGTTTATTTGACTCGAGCTCTGCTGGTACCATGTTATCGAGAGATACCGAGGGTACAATAGCAGTAGGGGCGTCAGATACCTTAGAAGTAACGGCACAGATAACCATTACCTAGGATTTAGAAATGACAGATCATACAATCACAATTTCTAACTCTGTAGGGGTCTTTGGCATGGCCAGGACTACTGAATGGAATAACTTTAATTGGGATGAAGCTTTATGGGGAGAGGGGACTAACGGTTTAGTCACCAAGGCCTGTAAGCTGATTTCCAATTCACTTGTTTCTACATCAGCGGTCTCAAAGAAAATCAGTAAACTGGTAACAAATAGTTTGCCGGTCTCGTCTGACCCCTCAAATCAAACTAAGAGGACTGGAAACGGTTATAAGTATGTTTTCAGAAAACCAAGCACCAATGCCGATGATAGGGCATTAACTCAATGGACAGAAGTCTAAGGGGCAATTATGACTCCAACACAGATAGAGGAAGCGGCCAGAAATACATATAATGCTATCAATGACACTTTTTTCTCTCAAGATGAAATCCTTAAATTAATGTATTTTGCAGAGCAGGAGCTAGTCCATGAGGGTCTGATAATAGAATCTACCTTTCAAACGACTACAGTAGTGGCCCAACAAGAATACAGTTACCCGACCAATGTAGTAGCGATCAAAAGAGTCGAGTATGATGGTGCTAAGCTTAAGCCAATTAATATGAGGCAAGATGATGCCTTAACATTAAATGACTCTCAGACCACCAATTCAGGGCACCCTGCTCACTATTTCATTTGGAACGATACTATTATTCTAAGACCTATTCCTGATGATACAAAGACATTACAAATTAGAGGTTTCAAAGAACCAGACATCCCTCAAATCGGTAGCACTTTAGAGGTCCCTTCATTTTTCCACGGAGCGATAAAGGACTATTGCATAAAAGAAATGGCATCTAAGGACCAAAACTGGTCCATGTTTGATCGTTATGAGAATAGATGGAACGTCTTTTGGAAACCTAAGATTAGGCAGTTTGTAGCAAAAAGGAAGAAGACTGATGCCTTTATGGTAGTCAACAATGAAGACAGGTTATCAGTTAGTCTACTAGGAGCATTCTGATGGCATCTCCTTTTAGAAAGATTTACCCGGCAACTGGTGATGGACTAGTCTTTCTAGACGGAGGACTTAATAGTAAATTCCCAGTGTCAACTATTCTAGACAATGAAAGTCCTGATTGCCTTAACGTGACCTTTGAAAATGGTGCGGTTGAGACGAGACAGGGCACTACTAGAGTGAACACCGCAACTTTAGCAAGTTTAGCTTTCGATGCTTTGTATACAAGATCAGACAATGGTGGCAGTCAAACCATGATTGCTTTCATTGATGGAAATGTCTTTGATCTACAAGGCACTTCTTTCATCACTATAGGATCTGCTCAATCAGTGTATTCATCAGGAACAAGATTTGGAGCGGCCGAATACGAAAATCATATCTTTGTTGGTAATGGATCGATCATCCCATATAAATACAATGGCACAGATTGGACACGGCATGGGATCTATCCCACCACTGAGACCATGACTGCGGCAACTAATTCAAATGGCGTATTGACCGGAGATTACCAATATAAGTTAAGCAATGTTAATACTAATTTAGTGGAGAGTGATGTAGGCCCTGTTAACGCAACTTTTACTGCAGCGTCCGAGGAAATAAGTGTAACCAGTATCCCAGTAGCTGCCCAATCATTTGGAGTAGATACTAGACGGTTATATAGGACAGAAGCAGGTGGTACGGAATTTAGGTTACTCACTATAATAGGTGATAACACGACTACGAGCTTTGTAGATAACATTGCAGATGGGAGCTTAGGAGCAACGGCACCAACTGATAACGCTGTACCAGCAAAATATAGTGTTGTTAAGTACCATCAGGACCGCCTGTTCATTAACGACCCTACAAATTTAAACAATATATGGTATTCAGAATTAACAAATCCCTATGTTTTTAAGACAACGAACTTCCTAACTATAGGCGATAATAGTCTAGATATAGTAAAGTCGTTGGAGGTTTATGAAAATGGAGTATTGGTATTTGGTAATAGGAGTATCACTCTCATATATATGCCAGACACTACCGATTCAAATTGGGTAAAGGTAGTACTCAAAAGTAATTATGGATGTAACTCTCCATATGGAATAGTTAAGATTAAAAACGATGTAATATTTCCTGCGACCGAAGAAGGTGAATTCGTAGGTTTTGCTCGGATATCAGGTGGATCAGTCCAGCCTAGTGCGACTCTCCTAACTGTTCAAACTACAGGATCAAAGGTCTTAACAGACAAACTGCAAGATCAGATGATGAGCGTTCAAAGAGGTTTTCTTGGTAATATATCAGGATACGTCTACCAGGAACGCGCTTATCTAACAGTTACATATGGGACGGCCCAGACAACTAATAACCGAATATATGTTATCGATGCATCAATATCCAACCTATCTAGAGAACAAGAGTATACATGGGTTCCATGGACAGGGTTGAATGCCACCCAGTTCACCCAACTAGACGGCAATCTATATTATGCTGACTCAGTAAACACTAGCTTTGTATATAAGATGATAGATGGAACTTATAACGACGATAGCGCGGCCATTGATTCTACCGTCCTTACAAAGGAATTCCCTGGTTTCAAAGGTGACGAAAACTTTAACAAAGATTTTAGATATTTAAGAATGCTCGTAGATAAGGCGGGTGATTTTGAAATGTCAGTGTTCACAATTAAAGATTCAGATAAAGGTTCCGGTGACCTTATCCAAGTTGATCTTAACCCCGGTGGTTCTTTGTGGAGCACAATGAAGTGGGGATCAGATGTTTGGGGTGGAGGTAACAACCAGGAAGATATGAAAGTATTTCTTGGAGCGGCCAGAGGACAACGGATCCAATTTAAATTTACCAACCAGAATGTAGCGGACCAAAGATTTAAAGTGCATTGGATTAAATTTGCTTATAATTTAAAAGGATTTAGATAATGGGACTAAGATCAAGCCAACCTTTACCAGAATTCGAAGCTCTCAGAAGAAGATTGGGCCAACAGGCAACTACCCAGCAACAATCAGAAGAGCAACAAATAAAGAGACAATTTGCTAGAACAGGAGGTACCGGATCAGGCGCCTTTTTAAAGCAATTACAATTAGCAGGCCAACGTGGTTCGCAAAGAAAGTCAGCAGGTGAATTTCAGATTGGAGCAGCGGAAGCGGCCGAGAGTCGTAGACAACAAGAAATAGAACGTGGCCGAGAGTTCACTGCAGAGCAAGCTCAAAAGCAGAGAGGATTTGTTGGTGCCCAAGGTGCATTGCAGAGAGCATTCCAATCAGGAGAGGGTCTAAAGAGTCGTCAATTTGCTGGTCAACAAGCACAGATAGGTCGGCAATTTTCAGGAGGCCAGGCAGCTTTGCAAAGACAATTTGCTGGTCAACAAGGCGCTCTCCAAAGAGGATTTGGTGCCGAACAAGGTGCCCTCCAACGTGGTCTAGTGAGAGAGCAAGGTGCCGCACAGAGAGGGTTCACCGAATCACAAAACCTTTTACAAAGAGCATTTCAAGCAGGACAGGCCGGTGACCAAAGATCATTTCTCCAAAGCTTAGAGGATGCAAAAAATCTATTCCAAAAAGAAGTGTTCAGCTTTGATAAAACATCTAAACTTGAGCAATTAGATCTGGCAAGAAGTCAGCTTGAGTTCGAGAAAGATGTAGCGGAATTTAATAAGTTTATAGCAGAAGGTGAATTAAATAAACCGACTGATTTGTTTAGCTCTCTGTTAGGATCGCCTACTGGATTTGGTTCAGGCGGTCTATTCGATACAGCTTTTGGAAACTTTGAAGAAATACTTTAAATAGGGGTTAAAATGGCACGATCAAGTATTAAAAGACCAAGACCACAAGGGAGTGCAATAAGTAGGGCCTTAGGAATAGGTCAAGTAGTGGCCAGTGTCCTAGGTGCCGCACCTACTGGAGGGGCCAGCTTGGCCGCACTACCAAGTGGTTTACAGGCGGTGAGAGGTCAACAAGGGGCCATTACTGGTATTGATTCCGGAGGGCCTCAAGTCGCTGCTCCAGGGCAAAAGCAGGATGGACTAGGAGCGCTATCATCTATAGGTAATATCGCTGGGCTAGCAGGGGGTGTTGCAGGTGGAGCTTCTGGAGGGGCCCCGAGTGGTGGGGTACAAGCAGGGATAGCACCTAAGCAAGCAGGCCCTATGGACCGAAAGTTAGGTGAACAACAACAAGTACAAGATTTTCAAAATGTACCTCAAGAAGAAGCTGTTATGTCACTAGGGAGAGCAGAGCAAGCATTAAACGCTTTGAACGATCCTGAACTTAACTCAGCTTTTAGAAAAGATATATTGCAAGCGATGATGATTGCTAAACAGAGGATTAACCAGGGCCAACAACCATTTCAACCTGGCAATCAGGGAGGCTTTTAATGGCACAAATACTATTACCGCGACAAAAAAGAAGCCAGCTTGAGGCATTATCTCAAGCATTAAGTATTGCTAATGTAGGTTTTGGAATAGCTTCTGCTTCAGATAAAAGAGATCTTCTTGACGCCCAATTAAAAACAGAAGAAGAGACGAGACCTTTCAAAATAGAGCAGGCCCGACAAGCACAGCAGATCAGGAACCAACAAATAGCTGCAGGCGAGAGGGCGGCAAAACAAGCAGAAGACCTAGAACAGGGGGTAGTTACCCCTCTCCAACTACAATCGATTGCGAAGGGTAGGCAAATACTACCTGGCCAAGAAGGAGCACCTGGCACCTTTAAAACTACTCAGGGACGCTTTGTAACCTTCTCTCCTTTAACTGCGGCCCAAGAAAGTACTGTGGCATTAGCGAAAGTTAAAGCGAAGTCTGACAGTGCTAATCAAGCATTAGCAAAAGTGGAAAAGACATTAAAGATTGCGCAATTGAGAAGACAACCTGTAGAGACCTTAGTTAAAGAAAGGAACTCATCAGGTCTAACCAAAGACACTCAGAAAATAGCAGGTTCTTTCAGAAGAGTACTTGCAACTGAAGATACCGCGGCCGGTGACATTTCATTGATATTCAACTTTATGAAAATGCTTGACCCTGGTTCAGTGGTTAGAGAGAGTGAATTCGCGACCGCACAAAACGCAGCAGGAGTACCTGACAGGGTTAAGAACATCTATAACAGAGCTTTAAAAGGCCAGCGTTTAACAGATGTCCAGAAACGAAATATGATATCTCAATCACAATCTATTTTTGTAAACCAACTAGAACAACAAAAGCAATTTGATGATGGCGTTATTGAGGCGGGATCCAAACGAGGGATTGAGACCACAGTAGATATATTCCCTAAATTAAAAATACCTCCAGATGTTATTGAGGCGGCCTTCGCTAGATTTGGGGGGTCTGTCAGTCCACCTGAACAAAGATTCTCTACCTTCCAGAAAAGCATAATTGAACAAGCTAAAGAGCAGGGGCAAGACCCACTAAACTTCATTGATCAATTGATTAACCAAATTGGGGCAAAATAATGGCTAAAGCAGTTAACCAAAGAGCGGAACTATTACAGCTTAGGTCTGCTTTACTTGCAGATAGAGCAGCGTTACCGGATGATCAAGCAAAGCTGGAAGAACTCCAATCGTTAAGAAAAGTATTAGCAGAAAAAACTGAACCATCTATTGGCGCTAAAGCACTCGAAGGAGTCGCTGCAGCGGGAGAGTTTATAGATCGCTTTACAGGGGCACCTGCCCGGGCAGCTATAGGTCAATTACAAGAAGATGTAACTAAACCTGGGCTGGCACTAGGCGCGGCCATTAAACAGTTTGGTGAACCATCTAGAAGAGCGCCTACTGGTAAAGAGATTGCAACAACGGCCGGTTTATCACCTGAAGAAGATATAGAAATACCAGGAATTTCAAGATTAGTGGGTAAAGTATCACCCGCTGGAATTGCAGGCCTTGGAGTAGATATTGCTGCAGATCCGACTTCATTGGTCCCTGCTGGCCTTATCGCTAGAGGCATAAAAGGAGCAGGAAAGTTGGCCGTTAAGGGATCAGTTTCCGCTACTAAATTCGCACTTCCAGGAGCAGCAAAAAAAGCAGCGGACGCGTCCGCATTTATAGCTGACAAATTTAAACCGACGATAGCAAAAAACGCAGGCGAACTTATTTCTTTTGCAGTTGAACAGGGTATTACACTAACCGATGAGGTTAAAGACATGCTTCAATTTGATAAGTTGTCTGTCATCAATAGACTTATCAGAAAACAAGCAGAGGGTGTTATTGGAGAGAAATTGATGAGGGGTGTTCGCAATGCGGCCACTGAAGTAAATGGAGCTATCGAGAAATTTAAAAACAAATTTAGTCCAACCGGAGAGGCCATATCAGAAGTAACTGCAGGTGAAGTTATCAAAAAAGGTCTTGTTGATGCCAAGGAGAGGCTATTTGATGATATAGATGTCACCTATAGTACTGTAGCAAAACAGTTTAATGAGGCCGCACCTGCAGGGCAGAGCGTGGCCCTAGGGGATATATCCGACAAATTACCTGCGTTATTTGAACGGAGGCTGGCACCTATCCGAAAAAGAGTATTACAGATTAAAGCAGGTGGTCTAGAGAGGAGGGAGAGGGAAGCAACATCACTGTTAAAGGCCTTTGACAAGATAGACGCTACAGGAGGGGACCTAGAAAGCCTTGTATTACAGCTTAGGGAGGTCGGAGAGGACGCCTTTGGTAAGATTATAGTCGGACAGCCAAGTGTAAACGTGAAGCAAACTAGAGAGCTGTATGGAGCTATTTCTGAAACCCTTGTAGATGCTACCAGATTGGGGCTAGGTAAAAAGGCCGGTAAAGATTTAATTGAGAATAATGCTCGGTTAACCAAATTTTTTAGTGATGAGAGCGCGGTGGTCCAAGCATTGAGATCAGACCCTGCTCCTGAAAAAGTTTTTAGATCCTTAGTTGCAAATGGAGATACCAAAAAGATCGAAGCATTAAGTGAACTATTAACACCTGAGGAATTTAATATACTAAAAAATGCATTCATTGACAGTGTCTCTCCAAAGAATATCGATGAGCTTGCATCATTTAAAACAGTATTTAATTCACTTAAAAGAAATAAACGAAATGTAGCAGAGGCGCTGTTTGAACCAGAAGAGCTTGGTGAATTTATAAATATCCTAAAATTAGGCGAGACGCTAAACCTGCCATTCATGTCCTTATCAGGAACAGGTGGATCCAATTCATTTCTAAGTGTGCTCAAGCAAATACCCAATGAAATCATTAATGAGAAGATACTGACTTCACTAAAAGCGACTGCAAGGGGCCTGAACAAAGCTTCCAAAGATGAATTAATAGATGCCGCTGCCCAATCAATTGGAAGACCTCCTCTACTAGGCGGCAAAATATCACGTCCTTTTGCCGCTCAAAAAGCTGCTCAACTATCATCAATCGACGAAACAAACAGACAAACACCTTTAGAGAGAAGGTTACAAATACAAGATCTAAGGAGATAACATGGCACTACCGAGCGTCACCTTTACGTTTACAAATGGCACTACTGCAGATGCAACACAGGTAAATACTAACTTCACCGATATTATCAATAGTCTGACTGATGCAAGTAAATCGTTATCTATTGATGCATTAACATGTGCTGGAGCAGTTACCCTTAATGGCGCTGTTACTCTAGGTAATGCTACTAGCGATGATATAACTGTTACAGGTTCACTCGCATCATCAATACCTATCAAGACTACATTTGCATTCGATATAGGTGCGGCAACACTAGGCCTGAGAGACTTATACTTTGGGTCGGATGATAGTGCTGCCCAAACTACCAAGATCAGGGCCGGGACAGTAGCTGCTGATAAGGTTTTCACATTACCAGAAATAACAATGACAATGCCCATTGCCGATGGTGCAGCAAAAGACTATATGCAAACAGACGGTGCAGGAGCAATGTCCTTTGCAGGTGGACCTGCTCTAACCGCTAAGACCACAACATATATTGTGACCACT